GCAGACCTTGTGGACCCTGAATACCTTGCGGTCCCTGAGGTCCGTCTTCGCCTTGAATTCCTTGCAGACCCTGAGGTCCCTGAGGACCGATTTCACCTTGAATACCTTGCGGTCCCTGAGGACCCTGAATACCTTGTGGTCCCTGAGGTCCGACGGGACCTTCTGGTCCGTCTTCGCCCTGAGGTCCCTGCGGACCGACGGGTCCGGGAGCGCCTGTCGTAGAAGCTTCTACAAGAATAGGACTAGGCGGAACGAGCGCAAGCGCGAACTCCGTTGGAGATTGAGCCGTTACCTGAATCGTATCGGGTTCTACGACTTCAATAGTCATCTTGAATAAACTCCTATTATTCCTTGCAGTAACGTTCTAATGACGCTTCCTGTAGCTTGCGTGCAATACCATTGCAGAGTAGACATCTCCAAGCCAGCGGACTGCACAGAAGTGATTGTGAACGTTAACGTCGTCTTGAGCGTGATCGCTGAGTAGCTCTTGCCTACAGTGATCGTAACGTCGGCGAGGTTTCCGTTATCAATCTTGGCCACGAACGTGTCGGCCGTCGCGTCTCCCTCGAAAGAAACAGAGAACGTGAAGTCGTCGCCACGTATGATTCTTGAGATATTAAGTTCTCCCGGCGACTGTTCTATGCTGGCCATTCTGTCACCTTTCCAATACGGGAAGAATCGTACAACGACAATTGATGTTCTGGCCAGCTACGCTTCCGCCGCCAGGATAATCCATTGAATCAGATTCAGTATTCTCGAAGCCCGGAACATTGAAGCTCTCGTCTATGCCAACAATAGTTCCGTCCATCATCTCGTGGCTCTCGCGCGTGAATCCGTCAGGCGTGGACAGCCACTCTTTCTTCGCAACGCCTTCCGCCTCGTACACGACGTTCTGACCGAAGTTAACCGTGGAAATTGTTTCGGTGCGCGCTATCGCTTCGGCGCGCGCCTCGGTCATCTTGTCGTACACTCCGTCCACGGCTGTGAATACGCGCTCAGTAAGAACCGCGATCGATTCACCTTCGGCTATTCCCTCGGCCAACGACTTCTGTAGAACGTCTAGAAGCTCGTTGAACGTGGTAGTGTTTATATCCTTCGCGCGCTTTAATCCGTTCTTCTTTATCCAGACTTCGAATGCCTTATTGTACAGTTCGAAAGAAGGAGACGCCTTCATTCCAAGAAGGCCGCGTCCTATCTTTGCGCCGTCTACCATTGTAGACATCCACGCGGGAGCATATGCGTGCATTAACGCTTCATCCGCTCCGGTGAACGCGCTCTTTAACGCGCGCGCATATCCCTTAGGATCGGAACCTATAGCGCTCTTTACGCGCTTGGCTTGCGCGCTGGCGAACGTGCGCGTCTTAGCACGAAACGTTCCCTCGCCCTCGCGCGCGCGTGCGTCAGTCATTTTCCAGTGCGCGGCCTTCAATTCAGACCGCGTATCGACGCTCTTTTCAGTTACCGTGAGAACGCCTTTCTCCGGGTCTTCCTCAACAATATCAATGGCCGCTTCTTCAGGCGCGGGTTCGCTGGCTCCGATCGGCGTTCCCTTAGGAACCTCGACCAAAGAGAACGGAACCAGATACACGTCGTCGGCCTTGTCTACTGGATATCCCATGGCGCGCCTCCACTCAGCGCGGGTCAGGGTTCCTCGTGCGAGGCCTTCGTTAGATACAGTCAGCTTGAAGGCTTCGTCCTCGGGAACCGCGAACCGCATCTTGGCAATCAGCGACGGGGAATAATCAACCTGAATCAACTGCCGTGTAATAGCGCGCTCGTAGAAGCCGAGCCGATGCGAGATAACGTTCTTAGCGAACAGGTAATAAGCCGCGTCTATGGTCGCTCTGTTTGACGACTCTAATATACCGAATAATTCCGGAGGGATTGAATAATGCTGAAGGAACGTATCACGAAGGAAGCGGCGCGACTCTACGAAGTCCATCTCCCGGATCGAGTCGCCGAGCTTCGTTACTTGCATATTCTCGGCATTCGTGAACGCCGGCTTCTTGGCATTAAGCCAGCTTCCGACCTTCTGCATCCACTCGTCTTTGAGCCGCGTAAGATCAGCCAGTCCCGCGCCTGGGAGATTCGCCCAGAACGGAGGCGTCGCGTCGTTGAAGAAAAAGTTCTTCTGCCATTTAGCCGCGTATTCGTCCGTGTCTAATTCATCGCCGACCGCTTCAGTGCGTCCCCGGCCACGTCCATACGGATCGGCCATATCCGGCTTCTTGAACCATACTACGTCTCTAGGTTCGACTTCTATAGTATGTCCGGCGGTCGTGCCGAAGGGCTGGAACAAGAACGTCGGCAGACCTGCAGTCGGAGTACGAATCGCCCATGACGGAGGGAACGGCAAGATATCCGTGATTCGATTTCCGACACGAAGCTTGACCCAGAACATCTCACCAAGAAGTTCGACGAGAGTAGCCGTGGTATACAGAACCGTATGTCCGTCCATCTCAGGAAACATCTTGGAAGGATTTTCCATCAGATCATAGAAGTCGTGTTTATACAGGGCTGACGCGTTGTCCGGGTCTTTGCGATATTGATCTTTATCGTACAGATCAATAGGCGCTCCGGCAATCGCGTTCGCAATCAGATCAACGGGATCGAGGCGCGGAGACTTATGGTACAGGTCAGGAAGTGCGACGGTCTCCGAACGCGGCGCTTGACTCCACGTCCTCTTAAGAGAATTATCTCGCGGCTGTTCGGCGGCTTGCGCCTTCCTGAATAAACTCATGCGCGTTCCTTCAGCCATTCATCGATGTCGTGAACCGCGCTTCCGTTTTCGGAACTCATGGGAACGTCTTCGCCCATGAGAATCGGAAGCGCGCCTGTACGAACCAATATCCGGTCAATTACTGACTGAATCACGCGCTCTTCCTCAACCTGTTCCAAGATTAGACCGTCTGCTTGCATAAGCCACGCGCACGAAGCCAGGTCGCGCTCAGCTTCGGCCTGTTCTTTAAGCGCGTACAGTTTATCCGTCGTCGCTCTTTCGATCTCGAGCGCCGAGGCGAACGCGCCTTGATAGGAACCGGGAATCGCAATGTTCCAGTCTACAGGTATAATCTGTAGCTGTTCGTTGCGCGCCTGAATATAGGCGAGGACTTTGTTAGCATGGTCGGTTTCGCCCTTGCTCTGCTTCTCAAAGAACGAAGCGGTTCCGTCAAGGCCGCGCATATCAGCCCATGACTGGAGCGCCGCGTACTTCAGCGCGTTGCTTGATTCGTGCGCGTATTGAGAACTGAGGAGCGAAAGCATATTCGCAGATAAAATCATTCAGTCCTCTACTTTCTGACCCGAGGCTTGTACGGCTTCGGCGTGTACGGAGTTGGGTATTCGTTGGTCGGTTCCTCTTCAGGCTCCTCTACAGAGACTGCAGGTTCCTCTTTGATTTTCTCGACGACCGCGCAACGATGGCCGCGCGCGCAAGTGCCGCAGAGCTTGGCTCCGCAGATTTCGCAACGAACAGAAGCTGGCAACGAGCACGAACAATATCCGGTCACTAGCATCTCTTCCTCCTTATATCGCGAACCCGAAGGCCGCTACGAGAGGCGACTTCTCAACGAGGCCGGTTACTGCGTCCGGAGCATCGTCGTGCGTGTTCGCCCGAAAGTTCTTTCTAAACTCAATCATCTGACGGTAGAATTCCGGCCATTTAGTTTTCCAGCCGCGCGGGAAATGAACAGCCTGTCGAACGAGCGACGCGTTCGTCAAGACGCGTGCTTCTTTGTTCTTGGTCTGTTGGAACCATCGAACGTGAATCAGGCTCTGCTCCGCTTCTAGAAGCTTCTGCACGTTTCTCGCGAACGCGCGTCCCCCGGAATTCGATTCGATATCCGCGGTTTCTAACCTATTCCTAATGAACATATCCGCGACAAGCGGCTCAGTAATTTCTTGACCGTCTTGCGTAAACACTAGGTCGGTGACGTATATGTCGTGTCCGTCAGACACGGCGCATACGGAACAAAGGTAATCCTTTCCCTCGTCGGCCGTATCCGTGTACGACCATCGATACGAGATCTTCTCCGGCAGATTGTCGTATTCCTTGAATCCGCCTTCGTACAGTAAACCTTTAGACGGCTTCGGGTCGCCCTGATATAGCGAACCGAACATCTCCTCATCTTGCTTCTGTTTAGCGATAAGCCGCTCGATGCTATGTCGATCCGGCCAGAGCGCTTGTCCCTTGCTCCTCATGTCGAGCTCGTACGGCGGATCCATCTTAATCGCAGGTAAGTTTAATTTAAGCCAGCGCGCGGGATTCGATCCCTTCAGCTGGCTCTTCGTCGTCAATTCATCGACCAGTCCCTGCGACTCTAACCATCCAACAAGGTCTTCTTGGTGCCAGCGCGTGAATACAATCAGCTCTTGCGAGCCATTGTGCAAGCGCGTCTCGGCAACTGATTTATACCATTCTATTACGCTATCTCGAACGAGCGGCGAGTTGGCCTCTTCCGCGTTCTTGTACATATCGTCCATGATTAATACGTCGACCGGCATTCCAGTAAGACCTGATCCCCGGCCAGCCAACAATAGAGCTCCCGCGTGTCCGACGATCTCGGCAACGTCCGCGCTGTTCGTGTATCCCCTGTCAATAGGGTTCGCAAGCCGCGACCTGGGAAAGATCGCCGAATATTTTTTATCGCTCATTATGCGCCGGACCTCGCGGCCAAACTTGCGCGCAAAGGACTGCGAATACGATGAAATAGCAATCTGCAGATTCGGGTTCTGACCGAACATATATGCAGGCAAGCGTCTCGAGCTGATCTCGCTCTTGCCGTGTTGAGGCGGCATAGAGATAATCAGCTTGCGAATATCTCCCTTTGCAAAGGCATTTAATATTCCAATATACGTATCGTGGATCGGTGTCCTCGTATACGACGGCATAGTTACTTCAGTGAAATGCGCAAGATGCCGACGCGATAAGACGATACGCGCCTTTATCGCCTCGGTCGTCATATCGTAGTTTCCTGCAATCCCGCGATATCAGCGAGGTCCTTGTCCTTCGTGTCGTCGAATGCGCGGAACAGGCTTTCGCCATTATTGCCGGATAATTGAACCTTGGAGGACGCTCCCCATCTCTTCGAATTCACGCGCTCCAGCATCCAGCGCACCTCGGTAGAGTTACCTATGTTCGTATTCATGTCTAATACAGTATGCAGTTTCTTCAGGAGGTCGCGCTCTAGGATGGCGTGGCTTGCGGCTACATGGCGCATGAACTCGTCGTCCTCTTGCATCTCGAGCATCTCTTGCGCGCTACACTCTGCAGTATATGCGGCTGAGTCGAGGTCCATGCCGAGCTTGACGAGCTCTAATACCGTACGTCGTTTATCCACATCCGCTCCTACCATACAGTATGGCGCGCATGGCGGCATGGCGCAAGCGTTTACGCGCGCCGCCGGACATTACAGTGGACGGGCTTGGCAATTGCGCTAGTGCATAAAAAAGAGGCTCCCGATTAGGGGAGCCTCCTAAGAAGCGAAACCGAGCTCTGCTCTTACTTCACTTCTACGCCGTCTACGACGAGCGGCCTGTAGCCTTTCCAGTTCGCGGGAGCGTCTTTGCCGGTTCCAGCCAGCTTGTAGACGCCGGAGGTCGGATCGAACGAAACCCAGACGCGCTCTTCGGGCTTCACGTTCTTGATGGCGCGGATGCTGTAGTTGCGCATCTCGCTTCTGCCGACGCGGAACTTCTTGAAGATCTCGTCCTCGTGCATCTGGTTCGGCACGGCAGAACCCTTGAACATGTCGGTCAGGAGGCTCGCCGAGGTCTGGCGGGTTCCGGCGACGCGGGTCGGCTTCAGCATGGCCTTGGCCAGCGCCTTGATCTTCTCGTCGCCCTTCTCGGCGGCGAACGCCAGAATCAGAGCGAGGTTCGCTTTCTTGGCGGCGTCCCTAGCAGAAAACTTGGCACGGAGTGCGTCGTACATTTTCGGGTCGCTGATCTTCAGTTCGCTCATTTTCGCCATGGTAATCTCCCTTGCGGCCTTCCGGCCGCGTTCCCCTGTAAACTTGCCGACCTCCTAAGGGTCGGTAACGTGGCTTGCGCCATGTTTATACTATACTACGCTTGTCCAATCCTGACAAGCGATATTTACATTATTCCGTACGAATCATAGTATTCGGCGTTTACTTTACCATATACGCGGCCTTCTACTATGGCATAGGTCAGGCGGCCGGAGTACTGAGCGCCGCGTAATGAATTCTTAACTGCCTCTACGCTCACGCCTAGCAAGCGCGCATAGCTGGCCAGCGTGTACGCGGCCTTGCGGTTTAACATCTTGGCAATCTTGTCCCTAAGGGTCGTCCCGGTGATTTTCTTGTTGCTCATGCTGTTCTCCTTGTTTCGGTTTTCGTGTACGCTCCGGAGGGAGCGTTTCGGCCGGGAACCATCCGGCCTCATCAGCACGATTAAGCGAAGACCCAGATGTCGCCTTCGTAAGAAGCTCCGACGGCTTTCTCGATCAGGCGCTTTCCAACGAGGTCGCTCTTCCAGCATAGTCTGTGAGCGAAGAACGCGTTTCCGTTTTCCATTACCTTTGCAGTAACCGTCTCTACCGTAGTGCCGTTGTACAAGTTGATGGTCTGTTTCATGCTGTTCTCCTTATGTACTCTTGATATATACAATATACCTCAAGTCTCAACGAGACGCAAGTCAATTCGGAGGAATTCCTCCAATTATTCTCCGAATTCCTATAGTGCATATTACACCTCGCTTGCGCTTGCTTCGCTCTAATCTATCTCTATCCCGAGCTACGGGTACAGAAACGCGGCGCTCGGTCCGATCTCTACGGATCATGGGTAGCGCAAGAACGGCAGTGACGGCAAGTACCGGCAGTCAGGCTATCTGTATATACCGTATACACTTACAGGCGACTGACTGCCGAGTTGCCACTACTGCCGTCGAGTGCGCGCAACGCGTCATTCAATCGATAAATACTTATCGATTGAGTAGGAATATTTCCGCGGAGAAAACAGCTGGCAGTACCGGCAGTGAATCGAGATAATTATATACCCGACAAGTAATTAAGTGACTGCCGCCTGACTGCCATTTGCAAAGTGCAACGAACCACGAAACACGACTATCTGCATACGCCATAAGCAATTAAGTGACTGCCGTCACTATCGCTATATAGGACGGCAGTATGTATATATTTTTACCGACAAACGACCGGCGCGGCCAGTAAACCGCTCCGCGCGGCCTGTTCCGTCCATAGCGTCCTCCTGGCTCCTCCGTCCATAGAACCGTATGTTTATATGGCCGACAGAGCGCGGAGGAGCCAGGAGGACGGCATACTGATTATATTTTAATAACGCGGACCGAATGTTAAGTAAAGACAACGAAATAAATGACTATACATATCCATTAAACGCTTTACAAGTGGCGCGGCGCGTGGTATAGTATAGGTAAAGCCGCGTTGCGGCGCACTAATTACGGCAAGGAGAAAGACCTGCTATGAACAATCCGCTACAGACCACCGACCAACGAACCACGGCGCAAGCATCGCGCGTCGTGTGCTACATCAACACGAAGACCGGAGCCATGCGCGCCTTCAACGCGTTCCGCCTCTGTCCCTCCCTCAACGCGGCTGTCGCGTCCCTCGTCATGCACGTGACCGGAGAGAGCGAT